ATGCCCTCGCGGATGTGCGCGCCGGTATCGGTGGTGTCCAGACCATTCAGGAAGGTAAGAATCAGTTGGAGGTTTTCAATATCCTCCTGGCTCACTTCCTCGCCGTTCTTGATGGCGGTCACGACTTCGGCCACATACGCGGATAGCTCCGCCACCCGCTCCGGCGAGAAGTCGTTCTTCATGGTATCATCCAGCAGGCCATGTCGATCCCCGCCGAAAAGATCGACGATCCTGTCCAGAATGTCCGGGCTCTGGTATTCGGAGATTCGGCGGATGGCCGCCTCGATCAGGTTCAGGTTGTTCAGCGGCAACGCGCCACCCGCCGTGCTGAGTACGGTAAACGGCGTATTGTCTATCTCATCGAAGGCCTCCCGGAATTCGGAAATAGCTTCCTCGCTGCCGGATAATTCCGGCGTGATCAGGATGTGCAGGGTGCCATCCGTATCCAGGCTGGCAATGGTATCTGCCGTGATCGTTCCCTCGGGGACGCTCTCAATGGGGATTTCCACGCCATCCTGCCAAACCTTGACCTTGCCCTCGTTCAGGAGGGATTCCAACTCGCCGTCCTGCAATTCACCCAGGCGCACTGGGACTTCCAGCTCCAGATCGGGATTGTCCTTCCCGAATTGGCTGTAAGCCATGAAGTCATAGCCGGTAATGAACACGCGGGTCTGTACCCGGGGAACGGTAACGCCCTCGGCCTCCTTGTATTCGGTGATGTAGGCCGTGAAGGAAGTGAGCAATTCGGATTTATCGCAGCCGGTGGCCTCGGAATACTTGGAAACAATTGCGTTCACCTGATCCGGCGACAGCGCAGTAATATCCACGCCCTCGGCTTGCAGGTATTTCGCCACCATGGCCGTGATGCCGTCCGGCGTCAATGCCGCCGTGGACGCGCCGCCCGTGATTTCCTCATAGGCCAGCACGAAGGCCGTGACCGCCTCGGGCGTCAGCGCCGAGGTATCGACGCCTTCGCCTTCCAGGTATTTCATGATGTACGCGGTAATCTCACTCGGCTTGAGCGTGGATACGTCTGCGCCGGACGCGAGCTCCTTGTACCCGGATACCATGGCCGTGATGTTTTCAGGCGTGAGCGCGGAAACATCCGTCCCGGTGGTCGCCTCGGCGTATGCGTTCACATATGCCAAAATACCCGTGGGCGTCAGCTGCGCGGTGGACGCGCCCTCCGGCACCTCGGTATAGGCGTCAATGAAGGCGTCCACATGGGGCTGCTGGGCGGCGGCGTTTTCCGCCATGGTGTAACTGTTGATGATGGCGTCTGTCGTGATCGCGCCGGGATTCGAGGCGAATTCATTCCAACGCTCCTGCGCGCCGGTCATATCCAGATCGGTGGCAATGGTCAGCACTTCCTCCGGCAACGATTCGTTGAACATGCTGTAGAGGCCGGGCAGATCGGTTTTGATCAGATCGAGGTATGTGGCGATGCCCGCGAATTGATCCAGCGCCCCGGATACGTCGATGTCCGGGAACATGTCCTGGATTTCGCTTTCCGTAAGGCCCTCGTCCATGAGGGATTGAATCTGCGTCAGGAGGGAAAGGTATTCCGTGAGGGAGGCCTCGTCCATCTCCTGGGAGAGATTTTTCATTTCGGTGAGGATCGCGGGCTTATCGGATTCGGAGGCGAGACTGTATTTGCGCAGCAGCGTAAACAGGTCGCCCACATCGTCCTTGGCCTGCTGAATGCTTTCCTGATTCCATACCGGCGTGACCACCTTGGAAAGCGTTTCCGCGTATTCCAGGGCGGCGGCGCGCCGGTCGGCATTGTAGCGGGCGTTGAGTTCGTCCAGCGCGACCTGCCGTTCCCCGGCATCCTCGATCAGCTGAATCACGGCGTATTCCTGGTCATACTGCGCGGCCAGTTCCGCGTTGATCGCGGCCATACCTTCCGCCGTGGCGACGATGGCATCCTGATAGACGGAAACGTCCGCGTCGCTCTTTCCCATGGCCTGAGCGCGGGCGACGGCGGCCTCCACCTTTTTTTCAATGGTGGCAAAGCCATCCGTATCGGCGGGCGTCAGATTGTACTTGACCTCGATGGCGTGGCGGGTATCGATCAGCTCCTGCAGCCGGATTTTTTCATCATCCGTGAGAAACCCGTTCTGCCTTTTCTTCAAAAGGCGCTCGATCTCCGCGTCCATGGAATCCAACTGCCGGATGCTTTCGGCCAGATCATCCGACACGGAAGTATATCCGGCCTGATCGGCGGCAGCCTTGAGGGATTCCAATTCCGTCCGGGTAGAGGACGTGAGTTCCTTCCAGGAATCCGTCCATTGCGTGACGATCTCGTCCGTTTCCTTCTGGCCGTCCGTCCACACGGCAATGAGGCCGTTCATCCAGCTCTGCGCGTTCGTGGTCGCACGGGTGAAGGCGCTCTTATCCATGCCGAAGGCGGACAATCCGTCCGAGCGGCCATAGAAGGTGTCGGCGGCGGTATTCTTCCATTCCTCGGCGGCCTCGGCCATGCCCTTCAATGCTTCGCGGGCTTCCTTCGCGCCGGAAACATAATCCGCAATGGCGATGGTCGCGGCAATGACCGCCACGCCCAGGGCCACCCACACGGAGGGCGAGCTGGCCAGCGTTTTCATGAATCCGCCCCAGCCGCCGCCCGCTGCGGCAACGGCTCCGGCGAATTTCGCCAGACCGCCCGAGATTGTACCGATGCCCGCCGTGATCTTGCTGAATATCAGCAGCACCGGCCCGGCAGCGGCGACGATGGCGGCAATCCGGATAATCAGCTGGCGCTGGCCGGAATCCAGAGCCATGAAGCGCTCGAGCAATTCCTTCGCGCCGTCGATCAGCTTTTGAATCGTGGGCGTCAGATCCTGGCCAATCTGCTGCGCGGCCAGAACGGCGGTATTTTTGAGATTCTTGAGCCGGGATTCCGTAGTGGCATAGCGCTTGTTCGCCTCATTGGACAGGGCCACATTCTCCTCCCAGGCATTGGTCGCGGTTTCCTGGGCGGAGGAAAACAGTTCCGTGGCGTTGGTCGCGCGCAGCAGCGTATCGCGCAGGCGTACCTCGGTGAAGCCCATTTCCTGTAAGGTGGCGATGGCGGAAACGCCCTGTTCGTCCATCTTGGAGAGGCCGACGATGAACGCCTGGATGGCCGCCGAGGGATCGGATTTCCACAGCTGCTTGAAGGCGTCCTCGGTCATGCCGGATACCTTGGCGAAGTCGGTCAGCGCCTGGCCGCCCGTTTCCACGGCGACCTGCATTTTAATCATAGCCTTCGAGAATGCCGTACCGCCCGCCTGGGCCTCCAAGCCCACGGAGGAAAGGGCGGCGGCAAAGCCGAGGATTTGCGCCTCGGACAATCCGACCTGCGCACCTGCCGAGGCCATGTTGGTCGCCATGTTCATGATGGCGGATTCCGTCGTGGCGTAGTTGTTGCCGAGATCGACCAGCGCCGAGCCGAAGTTGGAAAACTGGCTCTGTGCCATGCCGGTGACATTGGCAAACTGCGCGATGGCCGTGGCGGCCTCATCCGCCGCGATGTCGGTGGAGTTTCCCAGGTCGATCATCGTCCGCGTGAAGGATTCCAGATTGTCGTTGGTAATACCCAACTGCCCGGCGTTTTCCATGACCCCGGCGATGTCCGTTGTCGAGGTCGCTATCTCGGTACTCATGCGCTTGATGGAATCCGAGAGGTGTTCATATTCCGCCTCGGTGGCATCCACGGTCTTCCGGACGCCGGTAAAGGCGCTCTCGAAATCCATGGCGGCCTTGAAGGACGCGGTACCCAGCGCCAGGATCGGCGTGGTGAAAACGCGGGACATGGTTCTGCCGGTTTTCTCGGCGGCCTGGGCGACGGCGGCGCAGCGAGTACTGAATGCCTGCAAGGATTCGCTGGCCTGCGTCCATGCGGATCGCAGCCGGGCAAGCCGATCCGTCGTGGATTGAATCTGCTGCTCGGTCTGCTGCAGGGCGGAGCGGGCATTGTTGAGGTTGGTATTGGCTCGGGTAACGGCATCCGCGTTATTCTGCATGGCCCGCTGATTCGCGGCCAGCTGGCCTTCCAACTTTTTGACCTCTTGGGAGGATTCCGCGTATTCGGCGTTGAGCGCGTCCAGGTTTTCCTTGGCCGCGATGGTGGCGGAATTGTCCTCGCCAAGCTCCCGGCGGAACCGCTCGTACTGATCGGTGGCTGCGGCCACCTTGTCCTTGAGATCGGTATTCTTCTGCCGGGCGGTATCCAGGGCCTCGTTCAGCTTGCCCTGTTTGTCATAGGAATTCTGGAGTTTCTTTTCGGCGGCGGCCAGGGCCTTCTCGTATTGCTGGACGGCCTTCTGTTGGAGGGATAGCTTTTGCTGCAGCGTGGAGAGCTTGGCTTCGCACCCGGCCACGGATTTCTCGAAACCGTCCACGCCGGAGGCGGCCCGCTTGAATTCGCTCTCGGCCTCCTGAATCTGCCGATTGATCGACGTGAGATTCCGGGAGAAATTGTCGCTGTCAAGGGATAGCGAAACGACAAGGTCGCGCAGGGATTCGCTCATGATGCCTCCAATCTCGGGTTATTTCTGTACCGGCCACACCTCATCGATGAAGGCGCGCCTGGGCTCCGCTTTCTGTTTATCGTGCCGGGCTTTCCAGGCCCGGATTCGCAAAAAACCCAGCATGTCCATCCGGTCGATCTCGTCAAAGCGCCAGCCGGATTCCATGAGGGAGTTATATGTCGAGTAAATGTATTCCGGCAGCGTCAGGTTTCCGGATTTGCTTCCGGCGTCTGCGCCGCCTTCGTAGGGAAATCGGACAGAACGTCCGTGGTCTGCGTTTGCACGGCCATGATGGCCAGGGCAATGTCGTGCATGAGCCGGTCTACCGGGTAGCCGTCCAGGACTTCATCCGGCGTGAATTGGTTCTGGAAAAGGATGCAGAACCATTTCACCATCACGTCCATGGCCTCGGAGATCGTAAATTTGGCATCATCCGGGATCTCCTGTCCCTTGGCGGCCAATTCGGAAATATGTACCACCTTGGCGTACATCGTGACGGCGGGCTCCAATTCCCTGAGCGCGCGGCCAGAAACGAAGTCGATGGTGTACTTCTTGTCAAGCAAAGTGCAGGAAATCATGTGTGCCTCCTATGAAAGATAGATCATGCCCGCCGCAGCGCTATGCCACGGCGGGCCGGGAAGGATCAGCCCGCGCTTTCGGAGAAGTCGGGCGTATAGACGGAATCGAGGAACGTGGCGGCCTTCTCGGCGGTGAATCCGTTCTCGTCCTCGTCGGCCACCAGCTGGTAGCGATTGTCGGAAATGCGCTTGATGGCAACCCATTCGACCTCGCCGGTCTGGCGGGTGATGGTCTTGCCTTCCTTGGTCGCGTAGTTCTCGGTGACGGGCTTGGCGCGCACCTTGAACAGCCAGATATACCGGAATTTGCCGTTGGACTTTTCGCTCTTGAAGCCCACGGCGAAATAGCCAGGCTTGTCGGTGGACGTGCGCACCAGAACTCCGTTCTTGTCGATCTTGTTGCCGAAGATCATCTCCTGGATTTTCAGGGGCAGATCGGCCAGCTTGGTCTTGAAGGCCAGCTCGGGATCGGCGTAGAGGACGTCGCCTTCGGCATCATCGAAATACTGGACATCCGGATCGGCGTTGTCCGGCGTGATGCTGGCCTCGATGGCACCGGCGACGCGCTGCAGCGTCCCGTAGGTGGTCTCGGTTTCGGTATCGGTCTCCATCGGCGCGATAACCAGATTTTTGAGGCCCACGGTAGAGGATACGGCGGGCGCAGCGGTGGGAGTATTGGGCATGTTTTACCTCCAATCAAATAAGCCCTCGCGCGTCGAGGGCCTGTCGAAGTTGTTCTTTGATTTTCTCATAGGCTTCGTCGGCGGCGGCATCGAATGCCGGGCGGACGAATGGATGCGGCGGAGCGGGATGTGGGCCGCCGTGGCCGAATTCCACGGGGTTCGCGTATTCCGCGCCGCCGTCCGCGCGGTGAACGCCAACGGTCACGGCGTATCCGCCGCGCCGATGCTTGACCACTCTGCCGATCCGGATGGAGCCGACCAGCTTGCCGGAGCGGCGTTTGGGGTCGGTGGATGCATTTTGGATCATGCGGGTCAGGATCGGCTGCGCGCCGCTTTGCAGAATGAACGATGTGGCCCGGCTGCCGTTGCCTCCGGATTCCCGGAGCATGTCGGCCATTTGGGTGAGATCGTTTTTCAGCTCAACCGCGCCGGTGATTTCCATGCTCATACCGTATCCTCCACATCAATGATCCACGTCCCGGCGACCAGGTGATAATCGGTATCATCATTGTAAGAATCATTTTCCTCCGAGAACGCAAACCCGGCCTGCCGCATGGCGGCGTGTATCCGCCGAAGGGCCTCGGTCGGATCGATCCGGCTCCAAAGATTGAGATAGACATAGACGCGGTAACGGCGGAATTCATCATCCCAATGCTCGTCCTCATAGGTCATGGTGGTATAGACGATATACTGATCCGGCGCGGTCGTATGCTCCGCCGTGGGTTTCCATGCGCCAGGGAAGGCCTCGATGCCCACGGAGGCAAGCGCGTCCTGTACCTGGCGCATTATGTCACCCCCTTGATGGATTCCGTAGTCAGCTTGAGATACCGGCGCTTGAAATCGTATTCTCCCAGCTTCGTGATGGTCTGTTTTTCGCCATTCCAGACGATCCACATTCCGGGCCGGATGTCGGCGCGCCAGCGGATGATGAACGCCAGGCCGCGCTTGGCATTGTCGGCGTCGCCGGTGAAATAGAATCGTGAGGAATCGTCCTCGACTGCCGCCCATACTCTGCAGATGATGGAATCCTCGGGCGCAGGATAGCCGTTCTCGTTTTTCCCGTTCACGGTTTGGCCGATCTCCACCAGATGGCGGAGCTGGCCCGGATGCGGCATCTTCAAAAAATCACCTCCTGCCGATGGCGCTAAAACATATCTTCAATCACGCGGTTCGGGTAGAGCAGCGCGTGAAAGGCGCGGATCATGGTGCTGTAAGCGCTCCGATCCGAAGAATCACGGTACTCGTAGAAATGGGACGCCATGAGCAAGACGGCCAGCCGGACGGTCTCGGGCGGATCATCCATAGAATGGAAATCCGCCCGGCAGTAATCCTCGGCAGCGGCCTGGGCCTGCGCAAGCAGCGATTGAAGGAGCGCGTCCTCATCATCGGTCTGGATGCGCAGGTGGGCCTTCAATTCGTCAAGCGTGACGATCATGGGGATCAGGTGGACTTCTTCATGGCCATCACCTTCACGGCCTCCGGCAGCACCAGCTTGCCGTCCACGCGCTCGGAGCCGAGGAAGCCGACCTGGCCGGTGGCGGCGTAGAGCTCGTCCAGGCGCTTGAAGGTGCGCGTGGTGCGGTCGGCAATCCAGTAATAGGACAGGTCGCCGAACATGATGGGCTTGGCATCGCTCGCGGCCTCGGGCATGAAGGTGGAAGTGTAGATCGGGCGGCCCAGCAGACGATCCGGCTCGCCTTCCTTCACGGAGGGCTGCCAGATATAGTCCCCGGTGGCGGTATTCTTCAGCTTGCGCAGGGCCTTCACGGTGGCGTCATTCATGACGAACACGGCGTTCCGGCGATAGGGCGCGCGCAGAGAATAGTACAGGTCGAGAACCTCATCCATGGTGATCGCGGTAGCGCTGGCAGCGGTGACGCCGGTCTCCGCGCCGCCGGTGGCGGCAAGCAGGCCCAGGGGCTTGCCGGTGCCATTGCCGGTCAGGAAAGCCTCTTCCTCGGCGGTGCCGACGCGGCGGGAGAATTCCCGGGCGATATAGCCGGGGATGTCGAAAACGCTGTCGTTCAGCAGGTCCTCGGACACCTTAATCATGGTGGCCAACTTGAACGCGCCCAGGGTCACCAGGCCGAAGGTGTTGTCGCTTTCGACGTACTGCGCTTCTTCCTGAATCCAGGAGGCGCTGCCCTTGGAAGCGACCACGGGAATCTGCGTGTCGCCGGAGCTGGTCGTGATGACGTGGGCCAGGCGGCGGATGATATTCTGATCTTCCAGGGCTTCGATCAGGGTGCGCTGGTACTCGTCAGGCACCAGATAGCCGCCCTTGGCATCGGTGCCAATCTGCAGGGTATTGAATACCTCGCGGGTGATGTTGCGGGTGCGCATGGCCTGCCAGAACGCCTCCCGGTATTCGTCCGAAGCGCGGCCCTGCTTTCCCGGCTTCGGGGAGGCGACGGCCTCAGGCCTGGCGGTGATGGGCTGGGCGGTGGCGCGGTTGAGCTCGGCATCGATGGTCGCCTGACGCTCCAGACGCTCGATCTCCGTGCCGAGATTGATCACATCGTCCTCCATCCGCTGATAGGTCGCGTTGTCCTCGGCGGACATGGTGCCGTCCTCGGCCCGATGGGAGTCCAGGAACGCCTTGGCGGCATCCCACAGCTTGGCGCGCTTGGCGCGCATTTCAAGAATCTTATTCACAAATACCTCCATAAAATTAGTGGCCGCATAGCGACCGGATTTAATGCATATTTGCAAATTTGAAATCTTGATTATATGGGTATATGCGTATATGTAGCTTTGAAAGGGGGTATCAGACGAGGCCCTCGAACATCAGCTGATACTGGATCAGCTTCATTTTCGGATCATCGTCGGACACGCGGTACCGATGGCCTTCAACCTGAATGGTAGCCTCGGCAGGGGGTTCGTCGTTCTTGGGCGGCTCCGGTTCCGGCATCCGGGCGCGGAGCTTGTCCATCAGGCAGTTGGTGACGGCCCGGCGCGAGAAGGTGAAGCTGTTCTCCGGCGCGGCGGATTCATCTTCCGGCTGGAAGGCGATTTCGTCGCAGAAGCCGAGCTCCAGGGCTTTTTTCGCGTTCATCCACGTCTCGCCGTCCATCAGGTGGGAAAGGCGGGCGCGGGACATGCCGGTCTTGATCTCGTAGGCGTTGAGAATGCTTTCCTTGACCTCGTCCAGCAGCTGGATCGCCTTGCGCATTTCCTCGCTGTCGCCCATGGCGACGGTCAGGGGATTGTGGATCATCATGAGGGAAACCGGCGTCATGATCACGCGGGTTCCGGCCATGGCAATCACCGACGCGGCGCTGGCCGCGATGCCATCCACACGGACGGTCACGTCGTGGGGATAGTCCATGAGCATGTTGTAGATTTGCGCCGCAGCGACGCAATCGCCGCCCGGCGAATTGATCCAGATGGTGATGGGGCCATCGCCGTCGAAAAGCTCGTCTCGGAATGCCTTGGGCGTGATTTCATCATCGAACCAGGATTCCTCGGCAATCGCGCCTTCCAGGCGCAGGGTGCGCTCGTTGGGGTCATTCTGATCCCGCACCCAGTTCCAGAATCGTTTCAAACATCGTCCTCCTTTGCGGATACACCGGCGAAAATCCCGGCGTCTTCCAGTTTGGTCATGTTGCCGTTAATCAGGTACAGATCGCCACCGGCCTCTGCCGGGATGCGGTCAAGGTTTTCCAGCTCGCGGATGTCGTTGGCGCTCATCCAACCATTCTGCCGAGCCACGGCATATCCGTTCATGCGGGATTGATAGTCGCCGCGCAGCAGGCCCTCCACATTGAATCGCGCGAAATAGCGCGGCTTTTCATCCGGCAGCAGCAGCGCGCGATGGATCGCCTGCTCCCAGCGGGCAATCCACGGGGAAAGCGTGTATTTCACAAATTCCAGCGACTGCTGCTCGATGTTCGAGAACGAGGATTTATCCAGGTCGCCGACCATGTGCGGCGGGACGCGGAATATCCGGGCAATCTCGTCAATTTGGAATTTGCGCGTTTCCAGGAATTGGGCCTCCTGGGGATTGATGGAGATGGGCTTATACGACATGCCTTCTTCGAGGATGGCGACCTTGTGGGCGTTCTTCGCGCCCTGATAGATCGCGTTCCAGGAATCGCGGACGCGCTGGGGATTTTTCACGACGCCCGGATGCTCCAGGACACCTCCCGGCTGCGCACCGTTCTGGTAGAAGGACGCGCCGTATTCATCGCAGGCGAGGCCCAGGCCCACGGCCTGCTTCGCCATGGCGATAGGGCTATAACCCACGAGGCCGTCAAAGCCGAGGCCGGGGATATGAAAAACATCCTCCGGCAATAGCAACACAGAGGACTTTTTCCCCAGGGTATTCACATCCGAATCCGAGCGGGTGTATTCGTAATAGATGCGCCCACGGGCATCCCGATCCACGACCATCCGATCCGGCATGAGCGGATAGAGGGCCACCACTTCGCCACGGCCATTCCGGATGATTTGCGCGTATCCGTTTCCCCACAGAAGCAAGTGCGTCATGAGCGTTTCCCTGAAAGAGAAGGCCGTCATTTCCGGATTCGGCTCGTCATGGAGCAGCGGGTACAGCGGGTGATTCAGAGCCTTTTCCTTGCCGCCCGTATCGTTGTACTGGTAGAAATGGAGAGGCAGCGCGGCGATGGCCTCCGACAGAATCCGGACGCAGGCGTATACCGCCGACATCTGCATGGCGGAGCGCTCGTTCACGGATTGCCCGGCAGCGGTGCCGCCAAAAAAGAAGGAAAACGCGCTGCCGTTCAGCTGATTCGTGGGCTTGTCTCGGCTATGAAAGAGCCAATGTATTCCCTTTTTAGATATTCCAAACATTTGTCTTTTTCAGCCTCCTATGATATAATGTGAATTGATGGAGGTGTTACGATGACTACAAAAGAAGCCGCAAAAAAGTGGGGCCTTGATGTTTCCACTGTAATAAAATACTGTCGGAAGGGCTATATCAAGGCTGACCTGACTAATACAAAACAGGGCCGCAAATGGAGTATTCCAGATAACACGCTTCCACCGTTCATCTCCAGAGCAACAACACAAATGTCCATTAGGAAGAACATACTCAAAGCAATTGATACCATGCACTCCATCAATGCGAAGGCATTTCACTGCGATGAAGATGTCTTTCGCTCCATCATAGAAGCAATAGTGAAGGATGGACTTCTTTGCGAAGCATCATCTGGACAGATAGCCTTAACTGACAAGGGTTTGAGCAAGTTGCACCCGATTAGGAATGCTAACCCAGTTAATGATGTCATGGTTCCTCTCACTGGGGCGGGAATCAAGGCGTTAGTTGATTTGATACTGGGTATACCATCTCTCGTCACAAAGGTAGCCGTACCATAAACCAAAGTCTACCCATCAAATGAATAGCAGACCACGTTCATCGTACACGGAAGAGCCGTCGCCCTCATGGCGGATTGCACGATCCAGGGCCATGATTGTGGCAATGGCTCCATCTATTTTTTCTGTCGATTTTTCCTTGTCCGCCTTGATGTTGCCCGCCGGATCGGAGCGGATGGTTACGTTGTCGATCATCCAGCGCAGGACGGGATTCCCGCCGTGGGCGATGCGCTGATCCAGCACCAGATTCATGAGTTCCTTGGTGGGCGGCGACATGTCCTTATAGCCCTGGCCGAAGGGTACCACCGTAAAACCGAGACCTTCCAGGTTTTGCGTCATTTGAACCGCACCCCAGCGGTCGAAGGCTATCTCCGCGATGTGGTACCGGGTACCGAGATCCTCTATGAATTCCTCGATATATCCATAGTGGATCACATTGCCCTCGGTGGTATAGACCAGGCCCTCCCGCTGCCAGATGTCGTAAGGAACATGATCCCGCTTGACCCGCAGATCAATGGAATCCTCCGGCAGCCAGAAGAAGGGCAGGATTTCATACTTCCCGTTTTCATCCTCGGGCGGGAATACCAGCACGAAGGCGGTAATATCCGTCGTGGAGGAAAGGTCGAGGCCGCCATAGCAGAGCCGCCCACGCAGGCGCTCCGGATCGACGGGGAACGCGCAGGCGTCCCACTTGTCCATCGGCATCCAGCGCGTGGTCGCGTTCGTCCATTGGCACAGATGAAACTGCCGGAATTGCATTTCCTCGGCGGGATTCTGCTGGGCGGAGGCGCAGGCGGATTTATAGTATTCAATATCCACGGTCTTCCCGAGGGAGGGATTGACAGCCTTCCAGACCTTGGGATCAGTCCAGTCGGCCTCATTCGGGATGGAATACACCACCGGGTAGAAGGTGGGATCATGTTTCCGGCCTTCCAGGATGTCGATGGCCTTGGAGTGTACCTCGTAGCAGATGGAATTCTTGTCCGATCCCGCCGTGGTAATGACAAAATTCAGGGGCTGCTTTCGGGCCGCGCCGGAGCCCTTCGTCATGACGTCGAACAGCTTGCGATTGGGCTGGCCCAGCAATTCGTCGAAGATGCAGGCGTGGACGTTGTATCCGTATTTCGAGGCGACCTCGGAGGAAAGCGCCTGGTAGATGGATCGGGTCGGCAGGTAGACCAGGCGCTTCTGGCTTTCCACGATTTTGATGCGCTTGAGCAGCGCCGGGCATTGCAGCACCATATCCTTCGCCACGTCGAATACGATGCTGGCCTGCTGGCGGTCATTGGCGCAGCCATAGATTTCCGCGCCTTCTTCGCCGTCGCCCGCGAGCATGTACAGCGCCACGGCGGCGGCCAGTTCGGATTTGCCCGCCTTCTTGCATATCTCGACAAAGGCCGTGTTGAATTGCCGGTATCCGTTTTCCTTGATTGTCCCGAACAGATCCCGGATGATCTTTTCCTGCCAGTCGAATAGCAGGAACGGTTTCCCGGCCCACACGCCCTTGGTATGTTTCAGCGATTGGATGAAATTGACGGCATGATCCGCGCGCTCCTTGTCGTAGTGGGATGAGGGAGCCATGAATTCCGTGGGCTTGTACCGCTTAGCCATCCCGGCCACGTCCCTTTTTCACGGTCTTCGGGAAATTCAGCCGGGCGTATTCGCCAAACACCAGCTTGGCGACACAATCCCGCGTCCGGGCCGCATTCCGGGCGCTGTCGAATACGCCCAGGTGATGCTTGTGGCCGTGCAGATGGATGTATGCCTCGTAGTTGTCGGAATCCTTGACCCCGCTGACGCCGATGTATCCGGATGTGTTGGTGCTCCGGCGCTTTTGATTGAATGCGTTCTGCTGGTGGGTGACGATACGCAGATTACTCCGGCGATTGTCCAGCTTGTCGCCGTTGATATGATCGATCTCGTCCTTGATGCCGGGATAGAGCATCTTATGGAACACCACGGTCTTTCCCTTGTGGTGGGTCGCCGGGTATCCGCGCTTTCCATGGTGCCAGGTATGATCCTGGATCATGGGCAGATCGAGTTCATCAAATAGAAAAGCGCCGCCGTTTTGAAAGTAGGCGACGCCATATCCCTGATCCGTCATTTTATACTTGTTTCCCATGCCGCCCTCCCTTCATAATGGCAGTAAAAAAGGCCCTTGCGGGCCGGTAGGTCGTTAGTTGTACATTTCAATGAGCTTGTCGTAGATCGGCTTGACCTCCTTGGTCGGGCGCTGATCCCAGCCTCGGTCGTAGTTTACCAGCCAGCGGCCCTGCTGATCCCGGATAGCCAGCTTGGAAATCCGTCCGCCGTTGATGCCGAATTCCGATCCCTCGTCGAAGTGCTTGACCCAGTACTCGTATCCGTTGATGATGCCCTTGCTCCACATACTTGATTTCCTCCTTGCTTCGGTGTGAGTGAGTGTTACCATAGACACCCCCGAAAGACAAGGCTTTTTGAAAAATCACTTCAAGAAAAGAGCAGGAAAAAGCTGGCCCGCGCGGGCCAGCCGGGGAAGGGATTCCGGGTATCTTAGAATTTGTATCCGGCGCAGCGGATGATCTCTTTCATGGCGTTCAGCGCGCGCTTCGGGCTGCTGTAGTCGCGGCGGTCAATCTGGCGGCCATCCTCATACATCCGGATCATGGGGTATCCGTAGCTGATGCTCGCCACGATTTCGTAGGTGGTGTGGTAGGGGCCGTGCCAGAGTACATCATCGGTTCGTTCCCAGCGGCGGGAATACAGGATGTTTCCGGCGTAGTCGGTCTCGTTGGTGGCCTCGAAGCCATTGGCGGCCATGATCTCGGCGAATTCCTTGGTGAGCTGCTCTACGGTCTTTTTCATGGTGTGGTGCCTCCCTCGTTTTTGTGTGAGTGAGTGTTACCATAGAGCCCCCGGAAAGACAAGCCTTTTTCAAAAGTTTTGTTCAAGAAATTTCACCGACGAACACAGGCCGGGGATTCCGGCCTGATCCGCTGGATTACCGGTGGAGCGCCGCCTCGATGTCGGCGCGTTCCTCCCGGGTGGTCAGCTCCAGCCATTCCTGCTCGCTGCTGTAGGGAATGTAAATGATGTATTCGTTGCCGTCCCGCCACATGCTGCATTCGCCAACCCGGCAGGGGTAGAAGCCGGTGGATCGGATCAGCTCGTCGATCCGCTGTTTCAGTTCCGCGCTGTAATCGGTGCGTATGTGCCACATGATCGGGCGGGTGCCGTTCTTCTGGTCTTTGCGGATGGTGCTCCGGATGTACAGGAATTCGTTGTAATCGGCTCGCTTCATGGTGGGTGCCTCCTTCGTTTGATGTGAGTGAGTGTTACCATAGGCACCCGGAAAAGACAAGCCTTTTTTCAAAAGTTTTGTTCAAAAAAGCTGGCCGACGAACACAGGCCGGGAATCCGGCCCATGCTCCAGGGTCATTCGCTGATCCGGCGGATACGGTCAACCCCATATGCCGCGCCCAGGCTGCTGCCATTGTCCCAGGCGATGTGAACCGTGCCTATATCATCCACGGCTACCACCGTACCCTTGAGGCCGGGCGGCATCCTCCGGTAGGGATCGTCCATCTCGATCAATTCCACCCGCGCGCCTGCCGGGTACATGGCCCGCAGGCGTTCAACCGTTTCGCGTCTCGGAAATCCGTTCATGATGCCCGCCTCCTTAGTATTCATCCGGAAAAAGGATCGTGGTATAGCTCCGATCCCACTCGGTGATGATCCAGATCCTCCAGGCCTTGGGGCCGCTGCTCTTGTAGGCCGCCAGGATTCGATCATCGCCGTTCTTTACGGCGGCGTCGTTCTGATCCTTGTCGGATTGCTCCATCTCGCCCCAATCGCAGTCCAGATACCGCCGAAGGGATGCCGATACGAAGGCGTCGAAGTCGGGATTCTCGCGCATGGCCTCAGCCACACCGCTCGTAGCCACCAGCTGGCCCAGGTAGAATTTTGCCATGATGTTGTCCTCCTTGTTTTGGTGTGAGTGAGTGTTACCATACTCACCCCGGAAAGACAAGGCTTTTCAAGTCTTTTTGCAGACGGAAAACCGCCCGGGTGGGCGGTGGGGATTTCCGGTTAGATTTCGAACCTGATCCGCAGGCCGTGGCGGGTATCGCCCCATTTGTCGGTGGCTTCATAGGTGCCGGTCACCTGCCAGCCGTGCTGGATCATGATGCAGAGGCTTTCCATCAGGGCGGTGGAGGATTCGGTGATGATCAGCTCGTCGGTGCCCGCCGTTATGAAGGTGTCCATCATGTCGCCCACGTACTGCGCGAAATCCAGATCATCCACGATCAGGATGCCGTCTTCCGTCCAGTTGCCGAACCGGTAAGCCCGGATAGCATTGCGCTCGCCGCGCGTGGCGGGCTTGCACTTGTTGATGATCTTTTCCTCGAAGGTGTCGTTGATGGTCTTCATTGTGGTGTCCTCCCTCGTTTGATTGTGAGTGAGTGTTACCATAGAGACCCCGGAAAGACAAGCCTTTTTTCAAAAGTTTTGTTCAAGAAATTTCACCGACGAACACAGGCCGGGGATTCCGGCCCATGCTCCAGGGGCGTCGCTGATCCGGGGAATCCGGATCACAGGTTGAAGCGGATTCCGGGTATCTGCTCCTCGGTTTCTTCGCCCCAGCGGCGGGATTTCTTGGTGATCGTGCAGAGGCCTTCCATCTTGCATCCCTCGGCGGCAAAGCCGTGAAGGTCTTCCATTAGGCCTGTGCTCTGGTTGGTGGTTACGAAGGTTTTGATACCGGCCTTCCGGAGGGCATCGATGAAGTCGTGGAATTCCCGCTCCCAGCAGGAGTCCTCGAAGATAACCTCGTCGCCATCGCTGTTCTCGTAGGCGCGGAAGGCTTTGCAGGCACCGGAGCTGATCGGGTACTGGTAATCCCGTTCTTCCTCGGCATACCAGGCTTTCAGCTCATCACTATCCCAGCCTTTGGTATCGAGGATCTCCTGCTTGAGTGCTTTGTGGGCCTCGTGCTTGATCTCGAAATCGCGGGCGATGCGGTAGAGTTCCTCGAAATAGGCGTTGTTCTTCATTGTGGTGTCCTCCCTCGTTTGATTGTGAGTGAGTGTTACCATAGACCCCCCTGAAAGACAAGCCTTTTTGAAGATAACTTTCAAATTTTCTCGGCCTTTTCGCCGGTAAATTGTTCCCACCGACGGAGGATCAGATCGCAATGCAGCGGGTCGGATTCAATGGCCCGGCAGCGTCGCCCGGATTGCTCGCTGGCAATCAGGGTGGAGCCGAGGCCCGCGAAGGGATCAAGGACGCTGGCCCGGAGATCGGAATGCATTTTGAGGCATCGCCACGGCAATTCCACCGGGATCATCGGCTCCGAATCCTTGTCGCGCTTCATTACCGATATTTCCCACACGCCCGCATAGCCCCACTTGCGCCGCTCATCCTTGGTCAAGCGCCGGACGAATTGGAAGGCGTGGGAGGCGAAGGCGGAAACCCAGGTGTATTCCTGGTCGTTGTAGGTTTCGGTTTCATTCCCGGCGAAAGCCGCCAGGAAGTCATATTGCGGCACGGGCTTATTGGATGCGTTTTGCAGCGCCGAGGCCGTGGGGACATTGCCCGTCATCTTCCAGACGCGAATCCAGAGCGGGCGGAGGTTCTGATCCGCAAACAGCGACACGGAATGGACGGCCATCGGCTCGATAAACTGGCTGCCGGTCTTGGCGAGATCGCCGGTCTGCCAGCAGATGATGTCGGCATGATCCGCCAGCAGCCGGATGATCCCGGCCATCCGCTCGAGCCACGGCGCGATGCCGTTCCGCGCGTATTCCTTCGGATCAATCGGCGGCGACGTGATGGCGCATTGTGCGCGCTCCGATCCCATCAGCCGCGCGTATACGGCAGGGTCGGCAGGATCGCCGCAGATCAGGATGTGATCGCCCAGCTGCCAAACATCACCCGGCTGGGATACCGGGCCGCTCGCGTCCTGGATTTTCTTCGTTTCCGCCCCGGCGTCGAAATCATCTTCCTCGGCCTCATGGGAGTAAAAGCGATTCAGGAGGGCGTCCACCTCATTGGCATCAAAGCCGGTAAGAGATACGTCGAAGGCCTCGGCGTCGAAGTCGGCCATGATGGCGGCCAGCTTGTCCTCGTCCCAATCGCCCTGGATTTTGTTGAGCGCGATGTTGAGCGCCTTTTCCCGGGCGAGGTCGAGATCGACCACGACGCAATCAATCTCGGTCTGGCCCAAATCCATAAGCACCTTGAGGCGCTGGTGGCCGCCGACCACGTTGCCGGTCTGGCGGTTCCAGATCACCGGCTCCACATAGCCGAATTCATTGATTGACCGTTTCAGTTTCTCGTATTCCTTGTCGCCCGGCTTGAGATCGACACGGGGATTGTAGGCCGCAGGATTCAAGCGGGCAGCCGGAATTTTCTGTATTTCCATTGATCTCTCCTATATAATTCTCAAAGGGGATTCCCATGTATTCCAATACCTGGCGCATACCCAGGCCGCCCGCCTCCCAGTCCTTCATGCAATAGCGCCACAGTTTCGGATGGGTGCGCTGCAGGCGCTGGAAGCGGGTAGGCTGGCCGTCGAAATGCGCGCCGAACATGCAGAAGATGCAGCCGGTTCGGCCATAGCCCATGTCGTATATTCTGGAATACGGGATGTTGTTTTCCCGGATGTACTGCCACACGTCGGCCTCCGTCCAGAATGACATGGGCTTGCTCGTGGGCCGCTTGGCATCGTAGGCGTTACAGCCCTCTTGGAGCCAATGCTGGGTGCGCAGCTTGGATTCCTTCGCCATTGTGCCGATGATGGGGACGCGCCCGGTTTCGTGGGCGTATCGCTTCATGGGCTTTTTCTTCATTTCGTTGCAGCACTCGTCGCTGATCTTGAACGGCGCGTTCATCAGGTAGTGCCATTGCTCCGAAATGCGGAAGGTGCTTTTCTTGTCGCCCTTCCGGATGCCATACAAGCGCCGGGATTGGCCCTCGGCATTGCCTCGCCTGGCCTCGTCGACCCATTTGGCCTGTTCTTTGCCGATCACGGGATAACCGTACTTTTCCAGCACTTTCCGGAATGTCATATCCGGCTTGAGCCAGGTGACGTTGGGGATCGTTTTCACGAATTCCCGAATCTCCGGGAATTCCAGACCGGTATCCGAAAAGACCGCAGGCACATCCGGGTACATATCCCGAACAAGATGCAAAAGGACGGTGGAATCCTTGCCTCCGGAGAAGGAGACATAGACCATGCCGTCCCAATGCTCATACCATTCGCGGATGCGCTGCTGCGTCATGACCACCTTGGCCGAAAGCGGCAACGATTGCATCTGCTGTAATTCCCATATCTGGTGCATCAATTACCTCACTTAATTGGAGCGCCGGGCGTGGATTTGCACCCGCATTTCCCACCAGGAATGGTGGGCGTTTTGCTTAAACTACCGGCGCACGGATGCCGGAGGATTACTCCGGCGTTTTCATGGCATGGCGTTCCGCCTGCGTGATCTTTTCTCCCTTGTACATTCCGGCCCCAAGCTCGTCGATCCGGGAGAATGGGATTTCCGGGACGGTCAGCTTGGCCCGGCAGGAACGGTCGATGAAGTAGATATACCGCAGCTGAAAGCCGGGGATCGGCGTCGCGCCGACGTAGGCCAGATACTTTTTGAAATCGTAGGTGCCGCCGGTCACGTCGAAAAACGTAAGGCCATGCAATTCCTTCCTGGGCGTGGTGGGGTTGCTGGCCAGCGTCATTTTGTGGATGCGCGTACCGTCCGGCAGCTCGGCCAGATTCAGGTTCTCCTTGATGCCGGTCAATACGAAATTGCTGGCCCGGTAGATCGCGCCGTCGCCGCAGGAGCAGGCGTCCGCAAAGGAGATAATCCATTTGACCTGCGGCGCGTATTTCCGAATCAGCTTGATGCTCATGGATATGGCCCGGCTCTCGGAATTGCGCGGCAGCACGGAATCAAAGGCCATCCGATTCAGCTCCAGGAATTCATTCCAGCCGGTGCCTTCGACCAGCCCGATGATCTTGCTTTTATCCAGGGACGGCCCATAGCTCATGACACCATGCAAGGTACCATCCAAGAAAACACCGAAGTGGAGCTTGCTGTTATTCACGACCTTCCCGGAATAATGATGCGCCCGGATGAACGGGTTAGCCACCGAGGAAGGGATTACCCTCATAACAAGTTCTTTTGCACGGCCCATTCGCGTACCACCTCATAAAGCCCGTTTCCGTTGTGATTCTCATTGGTGAAGGTTTCCGTCACGGCCTTGTGGTCGTAGACGTACTTGATGGCGGCCAGGATCAGCTTGGCCTGCTCATCGTGGACGGTAATGGAAATCTGCTGGAAGGGCTTTTTCTCGCCATCGTCCAGGGTGAATGATTCCCCGAATTCGTCCTCCGATATGGCCTCGAATCCGAAGTCGGTCATGGGCAGCATGATGTCCGCCAATTCCAGCGGCAGCAAATCCATGTCCCAGGATGCCAGCTCGCCAACCTTGTTGTCGGCGAGGCGGAATGCCTTTATCTGATCCTCGGTCAATTCATCCGCAATCACGCAGGGGACATCCTTCATCCCCAGCTGCTTCGCCGCGCGGTACCGGGTATGACCGGCGACGATCTCATGGTTCCGGTCGATCACCAGCGGCACCAGAAATCCGAATTCCCGAATACTTGCCGCCACAGCGGAAACGGCCTCGTCGTTCTTACGCGGGTTCTTCGCGTAGGGATGAATGTCGTTCAAAGATATGTTTTGTACGTTCAAGATCAACCTCCGCGCCTGGCTGAAAGCAGACGTTCCATCATATCGTCATGGGGCGTCGCGCCCTTGTATTCCACCGAGCAATTCTCCTTGACTACCTGATAGATTTGGTACCACAGGTTATTCGCCTGCTTGGAAAACGACTGGCTCATGGCCACATACGGGGAAGGGATGGCGTTGCCCGTCGTGGGATGCTTGGCCAGGAATCCGAATTCCGTGATACATTCCTCGCATTGAATCCAGCGGGAGATCGCCATGGCGTACTGCTCCAGGATTTGCTTGGGGATCAGGTGCGCGCAATCGCGCTCCGCGAGCCATTGCCACGTCTCGGTATAGATTTCCACGGCAATCAGATCCTTGCCGTTCTTTTGCTTGGCTGCCAGGTATGCCTTGGGCGGCGGCATTTCCTGGCCATGCAGATCAACGGCGGAATCGTTGAAATCCAGCACCGTCAATTTGCGTTTTCCCGGATTCCCGTCCGCGATGTTGTCGGCAAGCGCCTTTTTCTTGCGGCCAGCGCCGATGCGCGCGCCGCCTTGTCCGTTTGCCATGCCATCACCTCCGATCCATCCGGGCAGAGGTTGGAAACCCTCGGTTTCCAAGTTTCCCGCAAGCGGGAAACCGCAGGAGACAAAATCAAAGATTTTGACGCTGCGCCTACGGACATAAAGAGAGGGCCTATACCCTCGTTTGAAAGCGCGAAAATTCACGCGAAGGTACGGCCTCGCTATGTGGTATTTGCGATTTTGAGATTTTCTTACCCCCTGGGTTTGCCCCAACGCCCACCCTCGGTGGCCGTGATGCGGGAATGGCAGGGCTTGCACAATGCCATGAGATTCTCGGGATCATGGGTGCCGCCATCCGCGAGCGGGAGAATGTGATGCACTTCCGCCGCCGGAGTAATCCGGCCCTCGCGCCTACACATCTCGCACAGGGGGTGCGCCGTGATATACCTGCGCCGGATGGCTGGCCACACGCCGTTGTACCTGTTCTTCATTTCTGGCGTCCGCTCATATCGGTTGTACCGGGCGGCGACCAGCCGTTTGTGATCCGGGCAGTAAGATTCGTCGGTCAGATTTGGACAGCCGGGATACCGGCAGGGTTTCTTTGGTTTCCTTGGCATTGCCGCCTCCATAGCAAGAGGGCCGCGGGCGTTTCTGCCCGTGACCCCCATCCCGATTTCTCTATGATACATTATATGCCTGATCCAATGCGGTCTGCAAGCGGCATCGATGCGGTATCAGTATGACAAAATTTCCGGCGCGAGCAATCCGTCCTTCGCAAGCCTCATGATGTACACCGCCCGGTTTCCGTTTACCCTCACTGAGCATTGGGCGGGCAACTCCCCGCGCGGCCTCGCGTTCCCGGTATCGTAACAGTAGTTGCAGCAGCGCGTACAGGGATCAAAATACCTATAATGAAGGCACCCCTTGCAGGCATCATCGGACACCAGCTTATTCTTGTCCATACGGCAACCTCCCTTCCAACAGCACGGCCAGATGCTCGATCCCGGCGTCATGCTGCCTTTGAACCGTCCGAATATGGAAACCGCAATCTTTGGCAATGGCCGCCCACGCATTGCATTCTACATACCGGCCATACAGTGCCTGCTGTTCCCGGTAGTCCTCCAACTCACTCAGGGCCGCCGTGATTTCCGCCTTGGCCGTTTCCATCGCGGCCCGATCCTGGGCAATCTCGCTTTCCAGATCGGCCACCTTGCACAGCACCGTTTCCATCCGCTGGAGATTCGGGGAATCGCTGCGCGGCATATCCGAGACCGCCGCCGTCGTGCTGGTCGCCATATCCCGCAGCGTTTCGATCCGCAGCATTTTATTCTCAATCCCATTCCGGAGCTTGCGCACCCGGCCCAGGAATTCCTCGGTATTCCGTACAGCAGCATTCATATCCATCAGCCTGCCACCTCCATTTCCTTCATGATCGCGGCAACCTCCGCCGCCGACCTCACCATGTAAGCCTTACCTCCGGCATCCCTGATCCGGCCCAGCGTGACATCCTGCAGCCTCGACAGCCTTCCCATTTCCGCCTTGACCTCGAAGGCCACGAACCGGCCATCCACGCAGGCGATGATGTCCGGGATTCCCGCCGTCCCGTACATCCCGCCGTGTTCCTTCCAGCAAAAGCACCTCGGCCATTTCTTGAGCATCCGCATGATAGCGGCCACAATATCTCTTTCCGCCATTCCGCCCTCCAGTAACCGATAACCGGCGTTACCACATTTTCTACAGGTTCGCGTATATACGCGCGCACATGCGCGCTCGCACGTAGGGGAATGAGCTCCCGCGTAGCTCTAAATCAAGCGTCACAATGGTTACGGGTTACAATTCTTTCCAAGGGGTTCACCCTGTGCCTGTAAGAATCCCTCAATATCACAACGCTCGCGGAGCAGCCGATCATTGAGTAGCACGGCCTTCTTGGCATCGTCGCCAAATCGTACCGTGCGAGAGCCGACATAGAGATCGGATTTTCGCAGCTGCTTCATGAATTGCGCATAAGGCAGGCATTCGCCAAGGATGGCATGATCCCGCCGATACTGCGTGTAGCGGTCATAGATGCCCCGGAAATGGATGGCGACGTTTCCATCATCCATATACCGGCATTCCTCGTCCGACAGGCCCATACGATCCATGACCTCCAGCGTCAATTCCACAATGGACTTGTTGGATTGCCCGCCGTCCAGCAGATATTCCCGGATTCCATACTCCAGGTAAGAGACGCAGGCATCCTGCCCAATCCCGAACACCTGGCCCCATGCCAGGCCGAGGCGCGCGCACATAGCCTCCAGGAGCCGAAGCCCGACCATGCAACAGGCCAGGTTGTTGAGTACGCGGGACGGGAAGGCGGGATTGAATAGCACCAGCGCTTCCTTGTGCCATCCGGCCACGACCCTCTCATTGAGCGTCAGCGCGGTATCCAGAAGCGCGCGGCCCATGGCGGCCAGATCATCATGCCGCTCCGTAATCCTGGCAAAAGACACCCGCGCCGCCGTATCCTTGAGATCACGCTTGCTGAAAAGCAATTCCATCCCGCGCTCCCGGATCGACGGCTCATCCGGCGATTCTTCGCCCGCCACGACCAGCGGAGCCAGCAGCGCGTAGGATACCTGCGTCTGATCCGCGCGGCCCCGGATGCCCTCATGTCCATCATAGCTGTCGCGCAGATGATTGTACAAAACGCCGAGCCGCGTCTTTTCGATCTTCGAGGGCTTGAATTCGTCCAGCGCCTGGGGGAATAGGTTCGAGGATGCCGCGTCCTTCATGATGGTGAATCCCGTAACCTGCGGCGCGGCAATGACCTTCGTTCGCCCGAATACCGGCAGGATCACCCGCTCAAGCGTCGTGGATTTGCCGCTGCCCGCCTCGCCGAT